GCCATCGGCAAGTTGATACGTCGCCTAGTTGAGTGGCTTATGAGTATCGTCAAGGACGGGGATAGGTGACCGATGAAAGAATGGGCGGCAATCTTCGGCGGATCAGGAGCAGCATTGATTACAGGCGTGTTTGCTGTACTGATAAGCAGGTTCCGTCGAGAGAACACGAGACAGCACGACGAAACTAATGCGTTGCGTGCTGTTGGGCACGCAGACAACCTCGCCAAGATGGAAGACATTTCGGAACGGATCACTGAGGTCCGCGACGATGTGAGGGAAGTTCGCAACTGGCAGTTCGATCATTTAGAATGGCACGCCGAGCAGAAGAAAAAGTAAAAGGCGGGCCGTGCGGAAGACCTGCGTGGAGTGTAAGAAACGCAGGCGACCCTCGGCGTACCAGTTATCCCCCCATCGACTCGGGCGCGCTCACGGTCGTTGTGACGATTGTCAGCGACGTTGGTACCGGAACCACAATCTCTTCTCTCGGTACGGGGTCACCCTAGAGGAGTACGAGAGGATAAGAGATGCTCAGGGGGGCATGTGTCTGTCCTGTGAGGATGTGACCGAGAAGCTCGTTGTCGATCACAACCACGAGACCGGCGAGGTGCGAGGACTGCTGTGCGGTTCATGCAACCTTGCTCTCGGTCACACTAAAGATGACCCGGCACGGCTGGAAGCTCTTGTCGGGTATCTGGAGCGACACGCCGATTGACACGGGTCATTCTTCTAGTAGCCCTGAGAGGATCATGACGATGGCTATTAGTCCTATGGTGACGATGAGTGGGAACGCGATGCTACTCATTTGCACACCCAATGCTGCCAGCCGCCGCCAGGCGCAGCCAACGCAAGCCACGCCGACACCCAAATGTTTGCTTGCGGATCGAACACGTCAGCCCCCGGCATCCCCGCTGAAGCGGCTCGGTCATCCCAGAACCGGGTCAGGTGCTGCATCAGTCCAGACGCTGATGAGTTGGGGTTCTTCGCCAACGGATCGCCGCCCGACTCGCATTGCATAATACGAAGGAAGCGGGTTACGTCGTCGGCATCTCCGCCCCAATGAGCGATGGCAAGCTCAACTTCACCTCGCCACGCCTCGACTGTCCCACGGTACTGAGCAACAACGACGGGTGCCGCCGTAGTAGTCGTAGTAGTAGTCGTAGTAGTAGTCGTAGTGGTCGTCACCGTTGTCGTCGTGGACGTGGCCGGGATCGAACCGGCGTAACCCGCACCGACAGTAGCCGGAGCAGCGAAGCCAACCTTCACGCCCTCAGGTGAGAATATAGCCTGCGCCGCAGGCAACGGGTCGTCGGGGGAGCAAGACGCCGCCACGAGCGCTATCACTAGAACCAGCCGCCTCACGAAAAGCGTGCCGCCTGCACGTCATCAAGTCCGCCGACTTCGCGCCGTAGGTACGTTTGGGTCGTGGCGAGGTTCTTGTGTCCGAGCATCGCCTGGACGATACGCACATTATCGGTCGATGAGGCGATTTCTTCAGCGGCGGTGTGCCGCAAGGCGTGTGCCGACAATCCATCGAAGGCTTCCCTCTTGACCTCGGCGCGGGTCATCCACGCCGTGACCATCTCTCCGATGCGTCCGACGCCGAGCGGTTCATCGGTCCCCCGCTTCAGTAGGAGTGGCCCGTGGTCTCCTCCGCCTCTGAGTCCCATGTATCTACGAGCGAAGAACGCCGTGTCGGGGGACATCGGGATGCGCCGTGAACGCTTGCCCTGATAGCCCTTGCCCCTGACGTACAGGTGGTTACCATCGAAGTCGATGTCCTCAATTCGCAGGGCAGCCGCTTCAGCAACCCTTAGCGCCTCACCGTGTAGCAGTGAGAAAAGTAGTTGCCCTCGTGAGCCACTCATCCGCCAAGCCTGATGCCGGACGGCTTGGACCTCGCTGGCGGTGAGGGATCGGTTCTCGCCTACGATGACTTTCGGTCGCCTGATCTTGGCGCAGGGGTTCCTGTCGATGATGCCATCGTCGTGTGCCCATTGCATGAAAGTGTTTAATGCTGAGTGGCAAGCGCCGAGCGTTGATGGGCGCACGTCCATAGAGGTGAGCCATGCCTTGATGTCGCTCTCGGCCACGCATTGGAGTGCGTGTTCGGTGAAGGCGGCGAATTGCATGAGTCGGCGGCGGGTGGTCAGGGCGGTTCGCTGGCTGTAGTCGCCCATCGCTTGACGTTCACTGACGTATTGGTCGATGAAGGTGGCGATGTTCTCGTTGGTTCGCCATGCTCGGGTTTCAGCGGAGTCTTTGGTGCGGCGTAGGTTCTCGGGGTGCAGGGGCATTAGCTGGCCTCCTCAGTGTGACGGTCACCGTAGTCATCGACATTCAGACTCTTGTCGGAGGTCCAGACTGTGCCATACCTCAGAACGCGACCTTGCGTCCTGAGGGAGTAGAGCGCTGCGCGGACTCCTCGTTCGCCTGAGCCGAGTCGAATTGCTAACTCATGTACTGAGGCGGTCTGCCCTAGTAGCCCGTCAAGCTCGTCGAATACTGACTCATCTGTGGGGTTGTGGAAATTGGACATGGTTCTCCTTTGTTTGATTTTCGGAAAGGTAGCATATCGTTATGCGCCGGTCAAGGAGGGCGTGGTCCTTGACGGGCGCATAACGGTATGGCAAGGTGCCATGCACGCACGGCGACATGCCGACAGATGGAAGAGGTAAGATGGAATTAGTCTCCGGCACTGCCGCCGCAAAACAGGCAGGCATACATCAGGCCACATGGGGTCGATGGGTCGCTGAGGGCAAAGCCCCCCTACCCGTCTTCGAGCGCGACAACTTCAAGCTCTACCTACAGGCAGACATCACAGCATTTCTCAACGAAAGGAACCCCAATGAGGAAAAGTAAAGAGTGGGAGCCGCACTTCGCTCCCAACGACTGGTTCAAGCCGACAAGGAAAGAACGGCGACAGCACCAACGAGACGCCCTAGTCCGCTTCCTTCTCGGGAGGACATCATGAAGCAACCAGTCGGCGCTAGTCAGTGGAGCGGGAGGAAGGCCCCCAACGATGAGGTATTCATCTCGGCCTCGACAGTCGCATCGAAGGTGCTCGCCAACCCGGTACTCGAAAACTGGTCAATCGAAGCGACCGCCAAATGGGTCATCGAAAACATGGGCAGCCTCGCCCACATCGCAGCAACCGACCCTGAGGCAGCATTTGAGCGAGTCAAGAGCGCCCGGTTTGAGGCAAGCGGAGAGAAGGGTCCACTTCGGGCAACCGAACGGGGCACCAAACTTCACGAGGTCATCGAACATTGGCTGATCGGAGAAGACCGCCCGACCCTCAGTGCCGCAGAAGACGAACAACTTTCGCCGTACATCAACGAGATATCGGCATGGTTTGTCGAAAACCGTCCCGAACCAGTCGCCATTGAACAGGCCGTCTTCAATGACTACGCCAAGGTCGGTGGACGGTTCGACATGGCGCTCAAGTTCAGGGCGGGTCCACTTGCCGGTGACCGCATCTGGCTTTGTGACACCAAGACGAAGAACTCGTCGGTCACCGCCAGAGGGTACGACCAGAAGCCTTACGGCGACGCCGTGTCCCCACAGTTGGCCTCCTACCGGTGGGCTGAGTGGGCCACCACTTTCCCTCCCCGGATGCAGACGCGAGGTTCCCGCGCCTACCTCCTGAACGCCACTGAGCGTGAACATCTCGTGCCGCTCTCCGACACTCTCGGTGATCCTGAAGAGATGGGCACCCTCGTGCTTATGGTGACACCTGAGTGGGCGCGAATGTTCCCGGTCGAAACAGGCAGGGAAGTTCTCGATTGGGTCAAGTCGATCTCCGCCGCAAGCGTAGGCAAAGAGAAGGCCCGCAAATATGTTGGCGAAGTGGTCTGGTCAACCTGATGTCTGGCGGGGGATACGTCTACAACAGCAGCCCAGTCAAGGAACGTCTCAGAGCGCACAACCATACGCCTGACTTCCTTAACGGCTTCGCCGTCTACGTCGGCGGTTCGCTCCACCCTGACCACGGTGGCGATTGGGAACGGATGAAGCGCGCCAACAAGTGGCTTGGGGGAAGGGAGACTAACGCCCCCAAAGCTGACGTTCAACGAATGCAGGCGAAGGTTGCGGAACAGCCCTACGAGCAGCGGCAAATGATCGACGGGTTCGCTGCCGCCGCAGGCGTAGAGCACACTTGGAACTTCCCAGCGTTGACGGATGGTGAGCTTCTGTTCTTTCAGCAGTTAGCCGATTTGATCGCTATGAGTGAAATCGACGACATCGTTGAGTGCATATCGTTTGCGTTTCCCGGCGCTAAAGAAATCTCCCCGGCGGGCACACCGCCTGAGGAGCCTGAACTTTCCGCACCCCCAAAGCGGAAAGTGGTCCGTGTTGTCGAGACTGACCTAAGTATCCCCCCCGGTTACCTCGACGACACGGACCTTTCGGGCAGTGCAGCGGACGTAAAGAAACGGATCAACACCCTGCTTCATGCCCATTTGATAGCGGAGATCGAAGATAAAAACCGAAAGACAGTTGTTGACTGGTTGATCGGTAAGTTAAAAGGGTTCAAGGTTCCAGAAGAGATGAGGACATATGACTAAGAAAGCTGGCAGGCCCTCCGATTGGAGCAGCCCCCAATACGCTCGCTCAATTCCGATAGCGGCGACCAATGCGTTTAGCCGAGAGGAACTACTCAAAGCGCGCGAAGAAGTCGGTGAAGGCTCCATCGTAAAGCGTTCGGCTGGCCGTTTGACGGGCGACCTGTGAATGTCGGCGGCATCGACCCATCGTTCACCTGTACCGGGATCGCTACCCCCGACGGCCTCACCCACGCGATCAGATTTCCCAAAAAGCCTGCCAGATTTGAGCAGCAACAGTGGAAACGGTACCGGGCGAAGATCATCACAGCCGAAATCTACAGCCGCCTATGGTCGTGCGACCTCGCCGTCGTAGAAGGCTTCTCATACGGTTCACGCCAGGGACGCGAAGACTTGGGGTACCTCGGTCACCTCGTGAGAGACACCCTTGATGATATGCGTGTCCCCCATATCGAAGTCGCCCCCACCGCCCTAAAGAAGTTCGCCACGGGGAGCGGAACCGCCAAGAAACACGACATGAAAAGCGCAGCTACCGAACACCTATCGCTTGACATCGACGCAACCGACGACGAAGCTGACGCACTCTGGTTACGAGAAATCGGGCTGTGCCTCCTCGACCAGACATCGACCTCCCCGAATCCCCCACCAAACATCCAACTACCAAAGGAGTTATTGCAGTGTCACACGTCGCGTGTAAGGTGAGCGCCCCATGAACCTTGACTTTCTTGCAGCCCACTGTCGGCGGCACCTCGAAACCATCAACCTAGAAGTGCCCGACGCATACGCCCTTGAAGAAATAATCGCCGCCGTCATCGACTCCCCCTATGTGGTCAGTCACGATGAGCACGACAAACGGCTCGACGAAATCCTCAGCGACGACACCCTCTATGAGAAGGGGTATGCCGATGGGCACGCCGCCGCTCTTGAAGATGTCCGGTCGCTAAAGCAGTCTCCAAACCCGGAGATACAGCCAGGACCATCCTGTAGCTGAAACCCCAGCAAAAGAAAGAGAATCAGAATGAGCATATTTGACAACCTAGAGCCGATGAGTGGCGGGAACTTTAAGAAGTTCTCTGTCGCAGGTGACTTCATTGAAGGGCAGGTCGTTGACCTCTCCGTCGGAAAAAACTTCGACGGCGACAAAGACGTGCCAGTCGTCACCATCCGAGAGGCAAGCGGCATCGAGCAGCGAGTGTCGTGCGAAAACGCGATGCTTTACAATCTGGCGCTAGCCAACAAGGATTCCCTCGTCATCGGGGGATCGGTCAAGATTGTCCACACCGGAGTTTCGCCCAGCCGGGCAAAGCTCTACGAAATGAGCTTCGGGGCAGCACCCGTGGCGCCACAACCGGTAACGCAAGCCGCAGTGGTACCTCAGGCAGCCCCGACCGGCGTTCCCACGGCACCGCCAATAGCGTAAGCCAGGGAACGCAAAAACCCCCGCCGCCTCGACGAAGGCGGCGGGGGTTTCCCATCTACAAAGGAGAACCAATGACTTCACAATCGAAACGAGAGACAGTTCTAAACACTGCTCTTGAAGCCTGCACAAAAGATCGCAACACGGACTACGGCGACCCGGAAGATAACTTCCTCGACATCGCACGGCTATGGACCGCGTACAAACCAGACACCACATTCAACCGCACCGACGTGGCAGTAATGATGGTGCTCGTCAAAATCGCACGGGCATACACGTCGCCCACACTCCTCGACCACTGGACCGACCTCGCCGGATATGCAGCGTGCGCCTACGGATGCAGCGTCGCAGACAACGAGGACGCCGAATGAAAGACCGCCTCTTTCCCTTAAAGCCAGGAACTAAAGAGCCAGCCATCAACGACTGGCAACAAAAAGCAGGCAACGTCGAAACGAACGGCAACGTCGGCATCGCAACCGGCAAAGGTCTCGTCGTTATCGACATCGACGACTACGAAGCGTGGAGCGAAGTTCGCCCCCACCTCGGAGACGTAGACTTCACAAGTTATCCCCAGGTAACGACCCCCAGAGGGGGCCGACACATTTATATGCGGGTCGATGAGGCGTTCACCAACGCCAACTCATTCTCTAAAGGGATCGACGTGCGCGGCGACGGAGGATTCGTCGTCGCCCCGCCCACCCCCGGCTACCAAGGAACGGTCCCAACCCTCGACCTGATACCACTAGCACCCTCAACGGTTCTCAGCTACCTACGGCCCCGCCGGACCGAACCATCAACAACAACCTCACGCGACGACCTCAAAGCGTCCCCGACGGCGTGGGACAGGTTCAACGGCCACGCCACCAACCAAGACACCGCCAACTACCTCGAACAACTCGGATGGACAATCGGGCACACCGGCAGAGACGACATAATTCACGTCATCCGGCCAGGCAAAACCGAAGGGACAAGCGGCACCGTCGGAGCCGTCGCCCCCGGAGTGTTCTACTGCCACACGTCAAGCGACCCCGTGTTCAACGAAGAAACCCCCTACGACGCCATCCACATCTACGCCCACCTACACTACGGGGGAGACTACGCAGCCGCAGACAAAGCCGCAGAAGCCCGCTACGGGGGCTACCGAACACACCTCACAGAAACCGAACGACTCGACCAAACCGTAGAACTCTCCGAATGGGTCAACGAGCAACACGAACGCGTCGCAGACAACGACGCCGAAAAACGCAAAACCGGGTGGGCCAGCATCGCTCTTGACCTTGACGACATATCGCGACTACCCGACCTTGAATGGGCGGTCAAAGACGCCATCCCTGAAGGCGTATTCTCGTCCGTTTACGGTCCGACTGGCATCGGCAAAACGTTCGTATGTCTCGACCTGACACTGACCCTCGCATCGGGAGCCGACTGGTACGGCCAACCATCGAAGCAACAAAACGTCCTCTACCTAGTCGGGGAAGGCATCCGGGGATACAAAAAACGGATCGCCGCATGGCTCGACGAACACCCCCACCTGCACCCGGAGGGAAACATCACGTTCAGCGACGCCTACGGCCACTCTTTAAGGGACAGGGCCACAATCGACGGTCTCACCCGATACGTGCAAGAAAACAAGTTCACTTTCGTCGTCGTAGACACGCTCAATATGTTCAGTGGTGGCATCGACGAAAACTCGGCTCAGGAGATGTCCGAAATGACAACGGCGCTCACCGTCCTAGCTAACGACGCCCCCGCCACCGTCCTCGCCGTACACCACACTGGCAAATCGGTCGCTAACGGGCCACGAGGATCATCCGTCTACCAGTCGTCGGTGAACTCGTCGATCCTCGTCACAAGAGACCCAGAACTGCCAGAGATAACGCTCCACTTCGACAAGATGCGCGACGCCGAAGCGGGACGCCCGATGAAGCTCGAAATGTACTCGGTTCCGCAGCACGAATCGGCGTGCCTCCGAATCTCCACCGTCCACATCGAACAAGACCGGGCAAGCCTCCGAACACTGCTCGACTCGATCCAAGCACACGGACCGATGACAACAGCCGAAGCCCAGCACTACAGCAACAGTGGTCAAAAACGGACCCGCGACCTGCTCTCGCAAGGCGTCAGAGAAGGATACCTACACTACACAGAAGGACGTGGAAGGGGATCAAAGTCCATATACGAACGAACAACCAAACCCCTCTAAGTGTGGCAACAAAGTCCGTCACCGACCCCCCGCAAAGAGACCCCCACTGACACGCTTAAAACCCATACAAACAAAGGGCAAACAGGGGTTTTGTAAAGCGTGGCCCCCCCCTTAGACAAACGATCCGTTGCCACACTTTACCGGACATGGCGTCCCCGGCTCGCAAAGGCTCGCCGGGGGGACACCCACCGTATGTCGAACGACACACAAAACACCATCGAAAACGCCCCCCCGCACGCCCCCGAAAACGCACCAAAAAAAGACATGGAAAAATAGACGTGGCCCCAGCAGTCACACCTGCCCAAAGGAGAAGAAAGGCAGACGCACCACTGAGGCCACGCGAACATGAGCATACACCACCGCCCCCAGTCGGAGACAACAGCAACCCCCAAATCAGTCCCGCCCCCGGACTCGAACCAGGGAGTATGCCATAACGGGATTACCACAACCAGCCACGCCAGTCGGAGACAATCAATCCAATAACCCAGGCTCAGGATAATGGTCGATCGTCGTCGAAGCCCAGACCGGGTGAAGACTGTTGCTCCAACTTGCGGTGAAGTGAACGGTCGGGGGGTTAACCACAAACCCCGAACCGTCACGGCACATGAACCGCATACCCTTAGCTTGCGCGTAGGGGCTACCGTGGACGTTCGTGTGCCCGTCGTACCCTCCACTGTCAGCGTCGGCGTAGTCAACGCCGAGAACGCCCAGCAGGACTCCCAGTGAATGCCACGAGGCCCTAGCCCCTTCGTTCAGGGTCATCACTGCCTCGTTAATGTCGCTGTAGTTGTAGGCGAAGGCGTCGCGCATATGGGCGTTCACCATGTCAAGTATCGCTTCGACTGCCGAGTCTGGCATCCCATCATAGGCGAGGCCAATATCTTCGGTGTTCATTTCGTTTCTCCCTTTGTTGTTGTTCGCGTTGGTGCGAATCGTGGCGCCTGAGGAATCGAACCTCAGTTAAACCGTTGCGCCCTCTCTATGTTCATGCCTGACGTGCCCAGCGCGCATGGCGCCGGTCTGCGCTGGCGTCAGCGGAGTCTTTCGCCATCTGAACCACGTCGGCCCAACGAACGCCAAGCTGGTCGTTGAACGTGGCGATGAGTTTGGGGAACATGCCGTTTATGTCGGTCGAGTGCACGTCGATGATGCCGTCAGCATCCGCTCCGTCGATGCGGACTTTGACTTGACCGAAGCCGCCCTGAACCCAAGTGCGCTGCGGGTTGGTGTCGGTGATGGTGTTGTTCATTTCGTTTCTCCTTTTGTTTGTTTCGCGTTGGTGCGAATCGTGGCGCCAGTGGAATCGAACCACTGTTGAACCGTTGCGCCCTCTCTCTGTTCAGCAGCTTGTCCAGCAGGCTGTCGGGTCATTCCAAGTGAGCCAGATTCCGACGATAAAGAATATCGACAGAGCGACACCGAAGATGACGAATAGGGCGTCTAGTAGTCGGCTCATGTCAGCCCCTCAGTTCGGTCCGTCAGCGTGTAGGTGGCGAGATCGTAGCCAAGACCGGCGTAGCGACCGAAGAAAGTATCCTCGGAGACGTCCACGATGATGATGCCCATTTCAGAGAGGTTTTCGACCTCAGTGTCGGCTAGATCTATGTCGGCAGGGTCAAGCCCGGAGCCGTCGCCGTTAATCAAGTAGCTTGCCCAAATAGCGGGAAGGTCTACGCAATCCAGTGTGTTCATTTCGTTTCTCCCTTTGTTTGTTCGCCTTGTTGCGAATCGTGAGCGCCTGAGGAATCGAACCTCAGCGGAACCGTTGCGCCCCTCTTGCCTTGCCTCTTTAGGCCGCCACTGTCTGGCGTGCCTCCGCCGCTTCGGTTATGTAGCTGGCGGCTTTGCTCGCTTGCCCGGCTACCTTCCACAGTAGCTTCGGCCCTTCCTCGCTCTTTAGAGCTTGCAGCCAGTTCTTCAGGTAGGCGGCGTGAGTCTCTAGTGGTTGGTGCTCCAGTCCTAGAGCGTTGCACAAGACGACTGCCCCTAGCTCGGCTACCAGTTCCTCTAGGGCGTAGGATTCGGACCCGAAGCCCCCGGACTGTTCGCGCCCTAGCCGGTCGGCGCTCCCCGTCCAGTGAGTGAATTCATGAGCGACGGTTGCGGCGAATCCGCCCACCGTGTCGAACTGTTCCGCCGTTGGCGTCACGATTCGATCCTCGCCGGGACTGTAGTAGGCCCGGTCCTGAGCCTCTTCGGTCCATCGTGCGCCGACACTTCCAAAGAATGCCCGGACCTCTTCAGCGCCGGGAAGGGGTGCCCCTGCCTCAGTGGAAAATCCGGGAGCGTCGGCTACGTCCCCGTCAACTTGCGCTGAATTAAAGACCGTGAAAGTGGTTGGGATAATGCGCTTGCGGCACTGTGGGCCGCACGGCTTAGAATGTGATTTCTTCATGGCGTCGCATGTATAAATCACGTTCCACCTCATGAGGCGGGTACCCTTCTCCCCTTTTCGGACTTGGTGCCCGGCGGCTTCGTACTGCTTATAGGTGGCCCATTGGCCGGAACCGTAGCCTGCCGCTGAAGCGGTGAGCCATAGCATGAAGACGTTTCCGCCCGTGTAAGCCTTGCCCGTTGTGACGTTGTGAGGGTAGGCGGCGATTCCGCCCCCCGTCCACGACTTTGACCATTCGCCGGGGTTGTCTTCGATCGCTTGAATCAGTGCCCCGGCGAGATTCTCGGCTAGTTCGTCAAATTTTTCGTTGCTCTTCATTTTGTTCTCCCTTTGTGTTTCGCAGTGTTGCGAATCGTGGCGCTGAGGGAATCGAACCCTCGTTAAACCGTTGCGCCTCTCTTGCTTTTAGTAGTGCGTCCCCGCGATTTTCGCGGCTAGTTCGTGCATGCCGTGCCATTTCGGGTCTTCGTCAGAGAGTGTTTTCCCCGTGGCGTATTCGTGCGCTATCCAAAGGACTTCTAAAATTCGCTCTTCAATTTCGTAAAGCTGGAGCGAATCATCGACGATTTGGACCCATTCGGAGGCGCTACCGTCGGAGCGTTTCACGCCTTGCAAATTGGCTTGAATGATCCTCGCGTTTTCCATTTTGTTCTCCCTTTGTGTTTCGCAGTGTTGCGAATCGTGGCGCTGAGGGAATCGAACCCTCGTTAAACCATTGCGCCCCTTTTCTCTTACTTGCCCGTAGCCCGTGCTACGTCTTCTAGGACTCTGGCGCGGTCGGCCAGTTTCTCGAAGGCGTCCCGCTTTGTGAACCCTAGGAAGTCGTCCCCGGCGGGGGGGTTGTGGTGCCCGCTTCCCTCAGTGGCTCGGAGGTTCACGCGGTAGGCAATCCCGTTCGCTTTGCTCCCGTGACTAAGGACGATGGTACGGCCGTCAGTGAGCCCTAGACGCTCACACGCCGCGGCGTATCGGTTTAGAGCGCCGTCTAGGTGTTCGTTCGTGATCGTGTGCATTTTGTTTCTCCCTTGTTGTGTTCGCCTTGTGGCGAGTCGTGGCGCTGAGGGAATCGAACCCTCATTAAACCGTTGCGCCTCTCTTGCTCTTTAGAGGGTGAGGAAGCCGCCCACAGCGGCGACAGTCGGATCACTGACTTGCTCCCAAGTCAT